GAACTTCTTACTTTGACCAAACTTGTACTTACGTACTAAATAAAATGGACTCAGCGAAACGCAATGAAATTAAATTGCTTTCAAGAGCTAAACTTTCTGTAATCATTAAAGACAATAACGGTATTTACTGGTTAATGGGAGAGACTAACGGCGTTCGTATGACCGCTGGCGACAACGGAACGGGTACGGCTTTAGGAGATAGAAACGGTTATAGCCTTTCTTTCCAAGGTCAAGAGCCTGAGCCTATGGCAGTAGTGTTAGACGGGGCTTTCCCTTTAGCATAAGAGTAACTAAACTCTAACAATATAGCCCACTACTTAGCGGTGGTGGGCTTTTTTTATACCAATGGACATTATCACAAAAAACACAACCAACTATATTTACGCTAATATCTCTAACGAGGTAGAATATGAGTATTATACTATGACCATTGAGGCGGCTGAGTACACCGTAAACGTTACTTTAAACGCACCGCAAGGCATAAACGGAAGGTATGTATACTTTATCTTAAAAGATGGCGTACAAGACCTTGCAGATGCTACAATAGATTTGCCTAATAACGGCGATTACCCTTATAAGATTATTAACGCTGAGACACTTGGCGGAACTACTGGCGTAGAAATACACAGAGGTATATTAAGACTAAAACAACCGCAAGAAACAGTATATTCGTACACAAACGAGGAAAGTACCATAATTTATGAATAATCACTCAATTATAACCGAGTTTGCATCGGCTGAGATACCTAAATTCTTAGAGAAAAAAAATCAAAATATCGTTTATTTTGGCGTAGATAACATTTACCCCTTTGAATTAATTGATTTGTACAACGATAGCAGCACTCATAACGCTATCGTTAACGGTAAAGTAGGCTATACGGTAGGTAACGGCTTACACTCTGAGGATTTAGAGGTAAAAAAATGGCTATCTTTTGCTAATATTGACGAAGATTGGACTTCATTACTCAAAAGAATCTCTTTAGATTACGAGCTTTTTAACGGATATGCTATCGAGGTTATAAAAACTGGAGTAGGAAATCAATACCACCACATAGACTTCGCTAATATTCGCGTAGGATTAGACGGAGGCTTGCAATATTCAGACGAGTGGATAACAGATAAAGGTACAAGAAACGGTAAACCTAAAATTCAGTACTTAGATAGGTACAATCCAAAAGACCAAGAGCAGAAAAGAGGAGTAATTTATCACGTAGATTATAGACCTAATCTTAAATACTACCCTTTACCCGTATACGTTGGCTCTTTAGCTGAGATTAAGACAGACGTACAAATAGGCGATTACTGGTTAAACGAGGTTAAGAATGGCTTTGTGGGTGGTACATTAATCCAGCATAACAACGGAGTGCCTGAGACTCAAGCAGAGGCTAAGGAGTTTGAAGAGACTTTCCAAGAGAAATTCGGTAAAGCTACGGGTACTAAAATAGTACACCTATTCGCTCCTTCTAAAGAGAACGGAAGCGAGATAAGCAACCTAAACGGCAACGATTTGCACGAAAGATACTTAGAGATGAGTAACCGAGTAAAAGAGTCTATTTTTATCGGACATCGAGTAACTAACCCTATTTTATTTGGAGTAAAAGAAGCTGGGCAATTAGGAGCAAGAAACGAGCTTGACCTGGCTTACGAGATATTTACCAATACGTATATAGCTGAGAGACAAAATACCTTACTTAGAACGATAAAGAAATTAGCGTTTTACGAGATACAAAAAACGGATATAGAGATAATACCTCTTAAGCCTATTGACTCTGTAGACCTTACCAGCGACATTATTTTAGCTAACCTTACGAGAGCTGAGATAAGAGACCTAATAAACGACCAGACGGGCTTAGAATTAGTAGAGGAGGTAGCCGCTCCAGTTGCTCCCGTAGCTTTATGCTCACACTTTGCAGACGATAGCGATATAAGCCACTTATTTGATAGCATAGGAGTAAGCGAGGACGATTACGAGGAGATAGGAGCTTTCGATATTCACTTTGACTCAGATGGTAGCCCTATGGAGTTTGCTACTACTGGGCAAGGTATAATACAAAGAGTACTAAAAGCTATTTTAACCAACCCGTTAATACAAGCAAGCGGCATAAGTAGTGCTTTAGAGCTTACCTTTCCCGAGTTAATTACATCCATAGGAATACTAAAGGACTCTAAATTAATAGAGATAACTGGAGAGGCTATAAACTTAACGCCTACGGGAAAAAAAGTAGCTGAGGTAATAGATGTACCGCAAACAGAGGTAAAATATAAGTATACGCTTAGAAGTGACGCTCCAGCTTTAAAGACTGAGTCTCGAGATTTTTGCCGTAAAATGATGGGCAAAAGAAAGCTATACTCTAAAGCCGAAATAGAGCTTTTACGCAACGATATGAAGAGTAGCAGCATAACAGACGTTACAGACGTTTGGTTAGCTCGAGGAGGCTGGTATCGTAAACCTGATACAGAGACAAGTATTCCTTATTGCCGTCACATCTGGAAGCAAGTAATAGTAAGAAAAAAATGATTTTAATAGTAAGCCCCGCTTTTGTAAAAGAGAATACCGTACTAAACTATAATGTTGACGACGGATATTTAAAGCCTCTTATTGATAGCATACAAAATACCTTTGTCAGACCTATTTTAGGTAGTGCTTTATTTGACCAGGTACAAACTCAAATAAAAACTAATACCGTATCAGCGTTAAACGAGATACTTATTAAGGAATATTTAAGAGACGCTTTAAAGTGGGAGGTTTGCCACAAGTATACTCGCATAGGGACTTATAAGCTAACCAACAAGGGAGCGGGTACTCACTCAGGCGATAACTTTAGTACTTTGTCTCAGCAAGAGCTTGTAACTGCTAAAAATATCTTTAAGGATAACGCAGACTTTTATCGTAGAAAGCTAAAATTATACCTAAAAGCTAACGAGGATTCCTACCCGTTGTATAAAACACCACCAAGCGGAGACGATGTAGTAAGACCCGAGATGGACACCCAATGGCGTTCGCAGTTTATTCTATGAAGAGCCTAACGATAAAAAATATCGAGTCGATTATGGAGGGTATAGCCTCCGAGCATCTGCAAATAAACACCATTTTAAAAGGTAACGTTTGGGATGTTGACTTGACAAAAGATGTTACTGGCGTTTACCTTATTTATGAGGTTACAAATATAGCCCCTAACGGCTTTAATGGTATAGACTACTCGATAGACATATTTCTTTGCGACAACGTTACGGAGATAAACACCGCAACTAACGAGGTAAGCGTTCAAAACGAGTGTAGCCTAATAGCCTTAGATATGATGAGCATATTTGAGAACTATAATAAAACATCTTGGGCAGATAAAGACCTAAACTTAGTCCTAAATAAGACTTGGTCTATACAACCTTTTACAGAGCGTTTCGATAGTTTATATTCGGGGGCTGCGGTTAACGTTTCTTTGTCTACTTCTTATGGTTATGCGAGATGTCAAGTTCCCGTAATAGCTGCTCCAAGTATTAGCGGAGTTCCTACATTTAGTGGTACTGAATTAGTAGGAGAAACACTTACCGCAATATTTGCGACAACTGAGGGTAGACCAACACCTACGAGAGTTCTACAATGGCAGAGAAGCGAAGATGGTGTAAGCGGATGGGCTGATATAATAGGCGAAACTTCTACTACCTATATCTTAGCTGAGGCGGATTATAACAAGTTTGTAAGAATAACGCAAACCGAAACAAACGACTTAGGAGTTGCTACCGCTAATAGCGTTTCAAGCGGTGAGATACTTTACTTTGGAGAGGTTGCTTTTGCAGCGTATAGCGTTAGAGTTACAGAGGATGAAGGAATAGTAGAAAACGATACTTGCACCATAGCACTTTTAGAAAGCATAGGATAGAACGATAATACTTAAAAAAATATATAAATATAATGACTACACAAGAATTACAAATCTCAAGAAACGGACAATACTACGTAAGCGGAGACGTTACTTTTACTGCTGCTCAACAAGTAGCGTACTTAGTAGTTAACGAGGCTGCGGTATTCGCTAACCTTACAGACCAAGCGGATGTAAATATCATAACTCAAAGCAATATAAGCGGTGCGAGCTTATCTGCGGGAATAATAATCGCTCCAAAAGGCGGCTCGTTTATCAAAAGAGTTAATATGACAAGCGGCTCAGTTATAGCGGTATTTGCATAATGTATAGTTACGGCTATCAATACGGAAATACTATTTTAGGAGGTGGCGTTAATCCCGCTGCTTCTTTATTTGCTGCTTATAAATTAAGAGTAGAAACAGATAGCGGAGTAGTAGAAAACAACGCTTGCACAATAACATTTTTAAACGAAATACTATGAGTACATACGATGACGCAAGTCTAATATATTACCCAAGTGGGTACAAAGCGGGGAAAGCATATAGCCTTAAACCAACCGATGGTAGTGGCGATTTGACCTTCACAAGAGCAAGCACGGCAACAAGGGTGAATGAAAGCGGTTTAATTGAGTCAGTTGCAACGGGCATCCCTCGTATAGACTACACTGGCGGTGGATGCGGTAAATTGCTTTTGGAACCGCAGAGAACAAATAGTCAAATTTATAGCCAAGATTTTACAAATGCAACCTACATAAAAGATGCGGGTATAACAGTAACTTCAACAAATAATACTTCGCCAAGTGGAGCGTTAGACGCTACTAAAATAAGCGTTACAAATTCGGGGCGTATTTACTCAAACCTTGCAAGTAACACTTGGTGTACTTCTGTGTTTTTAAAAGCGGGTACATTTGCTTATTTTGAGTTAGCGGGCAAAAAAATTGATTTGAATTTAGGAACGATGGTTGGCGGTACTATTGAAGACTACGGAAATGGTTGGTATAGGGTTACTGGTATAGCAACAACAACAAGACCATTCCAAATAATAGCTTACCCAAATAGTAGCTATACAAGTCATACAACAAGTGGTGATTATTTTATTTGGGGCGTTCAATCAGAATTGAGTGCAACTTATCCCACTTCATACATCCCCACCTTAGGAACTGCGGTAACAAGGGTAGCGGATAGTGCAAGCAAGAGCGGTATAAGTAGTTTGATAAATAGCGAAGAGGGGGTATTGTATGTGGAAATGGCGGCTTTGGCTGATGATGGTACTACTAAAGTTATTTGTTTAAATAGTGGCTCTTTTAACAATAGAATACAAATAAACTCTACGGCTATTTCAAACCAAATTCAAGGTTATGCTCAGTCTAACGGTACTATTTATTTTAATGCAGTAACAATTTTATCAGATATAACCTCTTTAAACAAGATAGCCGTAAAATGGAAAGTTAATGACTTTGCTCTTTGGATTAATGGCGTTGAGGTAGCAACGGATGCAAGCGGTCAGACTCCTATCGGTTTAAGTGTTTTAGATTTTAATATAGTAAATGCAGCACCTTTTTTCGGAAATGTTCAAAGCGTTATGGTCTTTCCTTCAGCACTTTCAGATACAGACTTAGCAGCACTAACAACTTTATAATTATATTATAATATGAAATTTTTAAAATTTGAATTTTTAGACGAAGCCGAATGGCTAACCGTAAAAGATAGCCTTTATGAAGATGGGGCATTGATACCCGAAGTAACGGCAATACACGAAATCGGCTTTATATGCCTTGCTACAAACGAAGAGGGCGAGTGTATAGACTTATCCAATAAATACGCGGTTGATATGCTATGTGAGGAACTTGAATGGCTTGCACCTTTTGTGGTATGGCCTAAGCCTTCGGGGGTACATATTTTTGCGGGATGGGAAGCGGCTTACAAGGCTGAGTTTTGCAGCATTTATCCAGATAGTCCTTACTGCGTAATTCCCGATGAAGATATATCTGAGTAGTATATTGACCGCATTGATATTATTCTTTGCCCCAATTAAGGGCATAATCTTAATGGTGGCTCTTGCTACTATTATAGATACTTGCTTCGGAGTTTGGAAAGCTAAGAAGTTAACAGAGCCTATTACGAGCAAATTGTTTAGGAATGGGTTAGTACCTAAGTTAGTTAGTTATATAGCGGTAGTAATGCTTGTATACGCCTCTGACGTCTTTATTATAAACGGCTTAACGATGAGCGTAGTAAGCGTAGAGTTTATATCTACAAAGGTAATCGCTTTAGTATTACTCTCTATTGAGGTTAAGTCTATGGATGAGTCTTGGATAAAGGTAAAAGGATACTCGTTTATCGATAAAATTAAGGCTATTATTGTAAAACTTAAAGACGTAAAAAAAGAACTATAATATGGAATGGTCTATAACTTTCTCAGCCCACTATCCGCACGACCGCTTCGCTCTTGGGTGGGAGTATATAGCCCCTTCTAAAGAGTACCAATATAATACTATAACTATTTACCTATTTATCATAACCCTAAACATAGATTATGCGACCAATTAACAAAGTAATTATTCACTGCTCAGCTACTCCCGAAGGTAGAGATGTTAAGATAGACACTATACGCCAATGGCATAAAGATAAAGGGTGGAACGATATAGGATACCATTATGTAATCGAGTTAGATGGTCAGATACAAGCGGGGAGACCTGTAGAGCTTTTAGGGGCTCATTGCTTAGGTCAAAACAAGTTTAGTATAGGTATCTGCTACGTTGGCGGTATGAATAAAAGTATGAGCAAAGCAAAGGACACGAGAACGCCTGAGCAAAAAGAGTCTTTGATAAATCTAATCGCTGATATACGTAAAAAGTATCCTATACTAAGCGTTAACGGTCATAACGAGTATTCTGCAAAAGATTGTCCCAGCTTCGACGTATCTAAAGAGGGGTATTGATGCAAGAAAGCGACCTCTTCGAGTGGTTAGAACAAAATATTTACTTTGACTTATTAAAGTCTAAAAATCAGATGTCTCGTTGGGACTGCTACTCTCCAGCGACTAAGCATAGAATAGAGCTTAAATGTAGAAAAACTCACTACGACACCCTATTACTTGAAAAAAAGAAGTACGACGCTATGATAGCTGAGACGGCTAAACACTCAGACGCTGCTATTTATATTAACTCAACGCCTAAAGGTATTTACTTATTTAATCTCCACGATATAACGCCTTACTGGAAGGTGCAATATATCAGAGCCACAACTGAGTTCGGCAATAGCAACCGAATAGCTAAAGAGGTTATGTACTTAAACGTATTCGACTCTCGGGTACTGACTACCTTTTAATCTGCCTGAATTTTTCCGAAAACTTCATTCACTTGTTTACTTTTAGGAATAAAATTGTACTCTAAGTATAAATTACAAAATGCACAATAAACCTTATTAATTTATTGTGCAAAATTAGGTTGCATAATCCCAACATTATCCGAATTACATACCTTTAATGCGTAATAAATCCAACATTAAAGCATATAAAAGTACACTATACTACACTTTAGGCTGCAATTACGTATAATATCGAATAAAAGCGTATCAAAAGAGCGTCTTACTGCACTTATAAAGCAATAAATAAAAACAGGGTTACAAGACTAATAAAAGATATAGTTCGATTTGTCCTTATTTGAGTCTTTTGATTCTCATTCTCCAGGTGTAAACCTAAATTTTCGCTATCAATGGCATATACAAGCGTTTCTAAGAACTCTATATCCTTTTTGGCACTATCTATTACCTCGTACAATAAAAGCTCTCTGGCGTGGCTTAAAATGGCTTGTTCTGATAAGCTATCCTTTTGTAGTAGCTCAATATAGACTCTATCCATCTGAGGCAAGGTTATGCAAATAGTTGTATCTCCGCTTTTATCTATTAATACGGTCTGCGAATAAGCTAATTTTGTTAGTAGTAGAAGCGTTACGATAAGTATTGATTTTTGTCTCATATTTTTTAATAATTGTGTCAGATTTTAATTTAAGTATTTCTATTTTTTGGTATATGGTGTCGGTGTTACTCAGGGTAATGACTCTTGGAGGCGGCAAAGCTTCTTTTTCTTTTGAAATATGAATCAAAGTTGTAATAAATAGCGTAGCAGATATAGCTACTATTAAGATTAGTTTTATGTTCAAGCTCATTTTTCTATGGTTAATTCTCCGATAGGTAAAGATAAAGTGTCGTGGTCTATGCTATCTATAATTACGTTAAAGTTATGTACTACTCGAGCGTGGACTTCAGAGTCTAAACCTTCTACGACTTCGCTTTGTTCTTTTGCCCAGGTTTCAAAGGAGCGTATAGCCTTTTTAAATCCGTTATTTGGTAAGCCTACCGCATCCGCAGCGGTAAGCATCCTAACACTTAATAAGTATAATTCTATTGCTGGCTTCATAAGCTTATTTTATTAATTGTATAATT